TCAATCTGCCGTTTTAAGAGCAGCTTGGATCTTGTCAGCGTACTGCGACAGCTTGCCCATTTCAGTTTCAAGACTGGTTCCGGCGAGAGCTGAGCCGATACGGCTTTGAATCAGCTCCAAGGCTGCACCAACGGCGACAGCACGCTGCGCTGCGGGAATCAATTGGCGGTAGGAGTTTTCACCAACTTTCGAGATCGCTTCGATAGACATCTTCTTTCCTTAAAACGGTTAATTGGGTACTGCGCCATTACTAATGGAGTCACGTGCTCGACCAATCAAGTGCCTGAGACAATTTATGACAACCAAGCAACCCGACTGGGAGGCGATCGAACGAGCCTACCGGGCTGGTGCGCTTTCCATAAGAACCATCGCTGAGCGTAACGGCATCAGCGACACCGCGATCCGCAAGAAGGCTAAGGCCTCTGGGTGGAATCGCGACCTTTCCGAGCAGGTGCGTAAAGAGGTTCGCAACAAGCTGGTTCGCGGTGAGGTTCGCGATGAGCAATGTGCGAACCCTGAGCATGACGCTGAGATCATCGACGAGGCGGCGGAAGAGGGCGCGACGGTTGTTCGCAGCCATCGCCGCGACATTCGCAAAGCCACGAACCTTGCGAACCTGCTGATGGATGATCTGCTGATGACCATCCAGAAGCGCGAAGAGATCGAAGACGCGATTGTCGACGAGACTGCGGAGGACACCAACAGCATGCGCCGCAGCTCGATGCTCGCTGCGGTCGGCCTGCCGAGCAATGCCAAGACCCTGTTCCAGCTTTCGTCTGCCATGAAGAACCTGCAGGTGCTCGAGCGCCAGGCTTTCGGTCTGGATGAGAAGGAGAAGGCAGACGACGCGGACGAGCTGTCCAAGCTGATGGATGAATTGTCGAAGGAAGCCTGATCATGAAGCCCGAGCACTTGAAGCTGCTCCGGGACAAGTACTGGCGCCTGAACAACCTCTACTTCATCACGGACAAGCAAGGTAAGAAGATCCGCTTCCGGATGACGGACGAGCAGATCGAATATTTCGAGGGGATGCACACCAGGAACATCATCCTGAAGGCTCGCCAGCTCGGCTTCACCACCGAGTGCTGCATCATCCAGCTGGACGTTGCGCTGTTCGAGTCAGCCAAGTGTGCATTGATCGCTCACACCCTGAACGACGCCAAGCGCCTGTTCCGGGAGAAGGTGAAGTATGCCTACGACAACCTGCCGGCCGAGATCCGTGCCGCCAACCCGGCCAGGAACGATGCCGCCGGCGAGCTGGTGTTCAGCAAGGGCGGTTCGCTTTATGTGTCCACCTCGTTCCGGGGCGGTACGCTGCGCTATCTGCACGTCTCCGAGTTCGGGAAGATCTGCGCCAAGTTTCCGCACAAGGCGCGCGAGATCGTAACCGGTGCCTTCGAAGCGGTGGCCACCGACTGCTTTGTCACGATCGAGTCTACGGCGGAAGGCCGGGCCGGCTACTTCTTCGACTACTCGCAGAGCGCCGAGAAGCAGCAGCTATCTGGCGCACCCCTGGGCCTGTTGGACTGGAAGTTTTTCTTCTTCTCCTGGTGGCGCAACCCGCTGTACTGGCTCGACCCGACTGGTCTGGTCATTCCTGAGCGGCTGATCAAGTACTTCGGCGAGTTGGCTGCCAAGCACGGTATTGCCACGAACCCGGGCCAGCGCGCCTGGTATGCGGCCAAGGAGAAGACCCTCGGCTACGACATGAAGCGCGAATACCCGTCGATCCCGGCGGAAGCCTTCCAGCAGTCGATCGAGGGCGCCTACTACGCCCAGCAGTTCACCAAGCTTTACGCCGCTCAGCGAATCGGCGCGCTGCCAAACAACGACCACCTTCCGGTGATGACCTTCTGGGACATCGGGGTCAGCGACTCCACGGCGATTTGGTTCGTGCGCCAGGTTGGCGAGCAATACCACGTCATCGACTACTACGAGAACTCAGGCGAAGGCCTGCGGCACTACATGAAAGTGCTCAAGGACAAGGGTTACACCTACTCCGAGCACTGGGGGCCGCATGACATCGACAACCGCGAGTTCGGCAGCGATGCCAAGACTCGTCGAGAGCTGGCCCGTGAGGGCTACGAAATCGACGGAGAGAAATACAGCATGACCTTTGAGGTCGTCCCCAAGCTCGGCGTTAACGACGGTATTGAGCAGGTTCGCGAGATCCTGCCGAAGTGCGTGTTTGACGAGGCCAAGTGCGAAGAAGGGATTGGATGCCTCGAAAACTACCGAAAAGAATGGGACGACAAGCGCGGCTGCTGGAAGAACAACCCGCTGCATGATTGGACCTCTCACGGTTCCGATGGATTCCGGTATTTCGCTGTTGCGAAGAGCGCCAGGAAGCCGGCCACCAAAATCAAAATGGGATACGCCCGATGAGCAACGACGTCTCCTTCAAGCGGGCGGACTACCTCGAGGCGCTCGATCGTTGGTCTACAGTGCGCGACGTGTGCGCCGGCCAGCACCGGGTTGTCGACCGACTGCCGTACATCAACGCACACGACAAGTCGCCTGAGAACCAGGATCGCAATAAGGCTTACCGCGAGCGGGCGGTGTTCAAGAACGCTACCGGGCACACCCGTAACGGGCTGCTCGGCCTGGCCTTCCACAAAGACCCGACGTTGACGGTACCGAAGAAGCTGGAGTACCTGCAGGACAACGCCAACGGCTCCGGCGTGAGCATCTACCAGCACTCGCAGGGCACGCTTGAGAAGGTGCTTGAGGCTGGGCGCCATGGCCTGTACGTCGACTATCACCAGGACGATGGCATTGGCGGCCACTCGGTGATCCTGTCGTACTGCGCTGAGGAAATCATCAACTGGCGTACTGGCATGGTGAACGGGCACAGCGTTCTGACCCTGGTGGTGCTGCGGGAGGCGCCAGAGGTGGAGGATGGCTTCGGTTTCAAGGTGCTTGAGCAGTATCGCGAGCTGGCACTTGAGCCTGACGGTTTTGTTTGCCGGGTCTGGCGACGGTCCGGCCCAAAAGGCGGTGGCCCGCTGACCATCGTTGATGAGTTCAGGCCTGAAGGCATCACTGGGCGACTGAAAGAGATCCCGTTCACCTTCGTCGGCGCGCAGAACAACGACCCGAGCATCGACGAGTCGCCGCTCTACGACATCGCGATGATCAACTTGGGCCATTACCGGAACAGCGCCGACTACGAGGACAGCGTCTTCTGGTGTGGTCAGGCCCAGCCGTGGATCTCCGGCTTGGATGAGCATTGGCGCGACTGGATGGAGAAGAACGGCGTCTATGTTGGCTCCCGCGCGCCGATGATGCTGCCTGTCGGTGGCGCATTCGGTTACGCGCAGCCGCAGCCGAACACACTGGTCAAGGAGGCCATGGCCGACAAGAACCAGATGATGATCGAGCTGGGCGCTCGCATGGTGGTGGCTTCGCTTTCGTCCAAGACGGCAACTGAAGCCCGCGGCGATCAATCGGCATCGACTTCGGTGCTGGCCGGTTGCGTGGCCAACGTCAGTGAGGCTTACACCCGGGCGATCATGTGGTGCTGTGCCTATATGGGCCTCACCGATAAGAAGGTCGCCTACCAGGTGAACCAGGAATTCGTTGAGCTGACGGCTGATCCGCAGATGATCACCGCGCTGGTGGGGCTCTGGCAGAACGGCGGGTTTGCGAAGGCTGACCTGAGGGCCTACTTGCGCAAGCTGGGGCTTATTGCGCCGGAGCGCACGGACCTGCAGATCGACGGTGAGCTGCAGGAACAGGGCGATGGCCTGGGCCTGGACGACGAGGACAATCCAAATGGCGGCAAACCAAGCGATCCTTGATGCCACAATTCGGCATGCCGTCTTTCTCGAGCAGTTGAAGGCGGGAGAGGTGGGCAAGTTCGCTCCCTTCCTCAAGGAGATTGACCGGTCGATCCGGGATCGCCTCACTCAGTCGGATCTGACCGAGTACAACACCAAGCGGTTGGAGGCGCTGCTGAAAGAGGTCGATAGCCTGCTGCTGGGCATCTTCGACCGCTACAGCGCGCAACTGAACCTCGACCTGATCGACATCGCCAACTACGAGGCCGAGTTTGAGGCTACGAGCTTGGCCAGGTCGGCGCCGGTTGGTGTCTCGCTGGATGTGGTGGCTCCGACGGCAGCAGCGATCCGCACAGCGGTGCTGACAAACCCGCTCAGCGTGCGCGGAACCGGTGGCGGCAAGCTGCTGAAGTCGTTCATCAAGGGCTGGACCGTCGCAGAGCGCGACCGGGTGACAGGCACGATCCGGCAGGGCTTCTTCGAGGGGCAAACGAACTTCCAGATCATCCGCAATATCCGCGGCACCAAGGCGGCAGGATACAAAGACGGCATCCTGGCGACCACAAACCGCAATGCCAGCACGGTCGTGCATACAGCAATCCAGCATGTGTCGTCGCAGGCGCGCATGGAGGTGGCCAAGGCCAATACGGACATCGTGTCCGAAGTTGAGATGGTCGCCACTCTGGACAGCAAGACCAGCCAGCAATGTCGGTCGATGGATAAGAGGCGGTTCCCAGTCGATTCCGGGCCCAGGCCGCCATTTCACCCGAACTGCCGAACCACCTTCGTCCTGCTGACCAAGCTCAGTGAGATGTTCGCCAAGGGCGCTACCCGGGCCTCGGTGGGCGCAGATGGAGCGGGGCAGGTGAGTGCCAGCCTCGACTATTACCACTGGCTTCAACAGCAGCCAGCGTCGTTTCAGGATGTGGCTATCGGGCCGGTGCGGGCAAAGCTGTTTCGCGAGGGCGGTCTGAGCATTGAACGCTTCGCGGAGCTGCAGCTTGATCGCAACTTCTCGCCGCTGACCCTTGTGCAGATGAAGGGGCTAGAGCCGCTGGCATTCGAGCGTGCGGGAATCTGATATAGGATTGTGGCTCATATCAAGGAGCCGTTATGGATCAGGTCATTCAACGGAAAATCGAAGAGGCTTTAAAGGGGCTTTTCAGCGCCGTATCAATGCTTCAAGAAGCCTACCCGGGCAAGCCTTTCACACTAGATGGCCGACTTGTCGGTGATATCGGCGAAGTGGTTGCCAGCCTGGCTTATGACCTGACGCTGAATGAAGGGCTTACCAAACAGCATGACGCCGTCACGCGGGATGGACGGAAAGTGCAAATCAAAACCACCTTCGGCACCAGCCTTACCTTTCCGGTGCACCACGTACCTGACTACTACCTTGGCATTCGAATGAATCGAGATGGGACGTTCGAGGAGATCTACAATGGTCCGGGACATCTTGTTCAGGCGGAGCTCTTGGGGCGGAAGGCCACGAAGACAGGCCTTCATGGCGCTCTGATGCCAATGCTCAAGCGAATAAGTCAGAAGGTTCCTGAAGCAGATCGAATACCTAAACGCTAATTCACATCAACCCGGCCATGAGCCGGGTTTTTTTATGCCTGCAAAGCGGGCAACACATACCCAAGGGGTGCATCAACGTGGCAGAAGAAAACGAAATCGACCTGGAAAACCCGGCAATCAAGGCCGCTATCGCGACTGCCGTTGAAGCATCCGTTTCTGGGCTGAAAACCAAGAATACTGAACTGCTGGGCAAGCTGAAGGAAACCACCGGCAAGTTGACCCAGTTTGAAGCCCAGTTCGAAGGCATCGATATCGACGCCGTCAAAGGCTTGCTCAGCCGGGCTGGCCAAGACGAAGAAACCAAGCTGCTGACTGAGGGTAAGGTGGACGAGGTCTTCAATCGCCGCACCGAGCGCCTGCGTGGCGACTACGACAAACAGTTGAAGACCGTCACTGCGCGGGCCGAGAAAGCCGAAGCGTTCGCCGCCAAGTTCCAGGGCAAGGTCCTGGGTGATTCGGTGCGCGGCGCAGCACTGAAAGCCGGCGCGCTGCCGGAGGCAACCGACGACATCATCCTTCGCGCCAAGGGCGTGTTCTCGCTGAACGAAGAGGGTGAAGCGGTAGCCGTGGATGAATCCGGCCAGGTCATCCTCGGCAAAGACGGCAAGACCCCTCTGACACCGCTCGAGTGGGCGGAATCTCTGCGCGAAAGCGCGCCTCACCTGTGGCCAAGGGCTTCAGGCACACAAGCCCCGGGCGGGGGTAGCGGCCAGGCTGCATTCAAGCGCTCCGAAATGACTGCCGAGCAGAAACGCGACTACCAACGCAAGCACGGCCAAACCGCATTCCTGCAATTGCCCAAGTAAGAGGATTCACCCATGGCAACGACTGTTAATAGCGACCTGATCATCTACAACGATGAGGCGCAAACCGCATACCTGGAGCGTGTCCAGGACAACCTCGATGTGTTCAACGCATCGTCCAATGGTGCGATCGTGCTCGACAACGAGCTGATTGAAGGCGATTTCCGCAAGCGTGCCTTCTACAAGGTTGGTGGCTCGCTGGAGCATCGCGATGTCAACTCCACCGGTAAGGTGGTCGCGAAGAAGATCGGCGCCGGCGAGGCTGTTGGCGTCAAGGCTCCATGGAAGTACGGCCCATACCAGACCACTGAAGAGGTGTTCAAGCGCCGCGGTCGTCCGGTAGATGAGTTCTCCCAGATCATCGGCGCCGACGTTGCTGATGCCACTCTGGAAGGTTTCATTCAGTACGCCACCGCGGCGCTGCGTGCGGCCATCGGCTCCAACGCCTGCATGGTGGTCACTGCCAGCATCGAAACCGATGGCAAGAAAACTCTGACCCGTGGCATGCGCAAGTTCGGTGATAAGTTCGGCCGTATCGCCCTGTGGGTCATGCACTCCAGCGCCTACTTCGACATTGTCGACGAGGCCATCACCAACAAGATCTACGAGGAAGCCGGTGTCGTCATCTATGGCGGCCTGCCAGGCACCCTCGGCAAACCGGTGCTGGTGACCGACACCGCGCCGGCCGACGTGATCTTCGGTCTGCTGCCCAATGCGGTGGTGATCACCGAGTCCCAGGCCCCGGGCTTCCGCTCCTACACCGTCGACGACGAGGAGAACCTGGCTATCGGTTACCGCGCCGAAGGCACCGTCAACATCGACGTGTTGGGCTACAGCTGGAAGGACGCAGTCGGTGGCTCGAACCCAACGCTGGCCGCGGTCGGCTCGGCGGCCAACTGGATCAAGCATGCTGGCAGCGACAAGGTCACTGCCGGCGTGATGATCACCCTGACCACCACGCCACCAGCCGGCGGCTGATACTGGCCCTGACAGCGGCCAGCGATGGCCGCTACGGAGACATTTATGGAACTGGTTTACTCCACTCAGAATTCGGACTTCGAACCTGAAAAGCGGTACCGCAATCCAGCTCACTTTGATCGACCGGAGGCTGGTGTGACCCGTGCGGTCGTGATTGGCGACTGGCCGAAGGTGGTCGGCGCCTATGAGGCGCTGGGCGTCGAAGTCTCGGTGTTGAAGCCTTTGATCAGTCAGCCGGTTGATTCGGATGGTGCCGACATCATTGCCGGCCTGGAACAGGAAAACGATAACCTCCGTACTGAGCACGCCGGAATACTGCGATTGATCGAAGCTGTTGAAGGCGAGTCGACCCTGGAGCGCCCCGGTGATGGCGAGCTGCCGATTCGGTTGTTCGACGCACTGAAAGCCATTCACGAAGGTTTCGCCACCCTCACGGGTGAACGTGACACCCTGGTGGGCGAGGTTGAATCGCTCCGCTCTGAAGTCGCACGCCTCAAGGCGGCTGCGGAGCCAGTCGACAATGCCGAGAAGATCGCAAGCCTAAAAGCTCAACTCGACGCCGCCAACGTGCAATATCGGGCGAATGCGTCGGTAGAATCTCTGGAAAAGGCGGTTGCTGATCTGCAAAAGGCCTAATAATTCGGGTGCCCGTTCACCGGCGCCCGAGTCAACCACACAGCGAGCTGATTCATGACTCTCATCATTGAGGACGGTACCGGCAAGCCAGACGCCGAAAGCTACGCCTCCGCCGAGGACCTGGCCATGTACGCCGTGAAATTCGGTGTGACCATCCCTGGGGAAGTTCCAGCACAGGAAGCGCTGCTTCGCCGGGCCGCCTTGGCGATGGATGGCATGACCTGGAAGGGGCGCAAGATGAATAGCGACCAGGCGCTGGCCTGGCCTCGGCGAGGAGTTGAGCTTGATTGCGAGATCAAGCCCGACAACTACCTTCCGGCGCGGATCCAGTACGGCCAGATGGCCCTGGCCGCCGAGATCCACACCGACGACATCGACCCGATCGAGAAGCGCAAAGGCGCGATTACGCTGGAACGAGTCGAAGGGGCGGTAACTCGTGAGTACGCGACAATCCCGAACACCAGCGGCCGACTGTTGCCGGCGGCGCCGGATCGGCCGAGTGCCACGCAGTTTGCAGACTACCTGCAAAGGCGTGGGTTGTTCGCCATTCGTGCTTAGTGTTGAATCAGCTGCTCATAAACAGGAGTTGACTCATGGAAAATGAAGATCTGGGCGTCCTCACTGAAGAGGAGTTGCTTGCATGGGATTCTTACGCAGCAGCAACACTAGCTGGTATTTCTGCCAGAGTTTCTGCGAGCCCAAATAATGCAGCCAGGAAGGCAGCGGAAACAGCAGATGCTCTTCTCTTGCAGCGCAGGCTGAGAGATCCTGACGCATAAAATACTGGAGACCATCATGGCCACCTTCTATAACGAAATGGCCGTGATGGCTCTGGAGATGATCACAGAGTTCGGCCAGCCCGTGCTCATCCGCGACATCAAGCCCGGCGAGTACGACCCGGGCACTGGAACGGCGGGTCCTGATACTGTCACCGAGCAAACCGCCCAAGGCATCCTGCTCGACTTCACCGGCCAAGAGTTCCAGGCCAACAGCCTGATCAAGGTTGGCGACAAGAAACTCAAGATTGCTGCCCGCGGGCTTGAGTGGGCGCCAGGCCTGCTGAACAAGGTTGTTGTCCAGGGGCGCACCTGGTCAATCGTCCCGCCGCTGAATGAGATCAACCCGGCCGGCACGCCCATTCTGTACGAGCTGCAGGTGAGATCGTGAGCAAGTATGCAGGCCTCAACGGCAGCTTCGCCGAGAACATCCGCCAGTTCGCCGAGCAGGCGCAGGCTGGGCTCGACGCCACCTTCCGCGAAATCGTGATCGAGATCGGCAGCAGCGTCATTCGTATGTCGCCGGTGGGCAATCCGGAGATCTGGGCGGCCAACGTGGCGCATCGCGCGACCAATACTCGCGCGGCCGATGACTACGACTTCAAAGTCGCTGTACGCAACACGCTGATCAACCTGAACGAAAGCAACTTCACCAAGGCCGGCAAGCTTCGCCGCGGCGTGAAGTACGCCAAGCCCCTGACCAAGACCGAGCGTGACCAGAACTTCAACGTGAATGGCCTGGTCGCCGGCAAGGATTACGTCGGCGGCCGATTCCGCGGGAACTGGCAGTTCTCGATCGGGGCACCGGCTGAAGGTGAACTTGATCAGGTTGATCCAGCCGGTGGCGTCACGCTTGCGAAGCTCAGGCTTCAGGTCGAGCAGCTCAGCATTGGTCAAACGGCCTACATCGTTAACAACCTACCGTATGCCGTACCCCTTGAGTACGGGCACTCCAAGCAGGCGCCAGGCGGAATGGTGCGGATCACGCTCGCACGCTTCCAGCAGATTGTTGACGAAGCCATCAGGAACAATCAGGTATGAGCCACCAGATAATCGCTTCAATCTATGAGGCCAGGCTGATTGCCTGGGCCGGCTCTCTGCCAGACCCTTTGAGGGTGGAGCTTGAGAATGGCGTGTTTTCACCTGAGGATGGGGAAACCTATCTACGGGCATTCACCTTGCCTGCCGACACTGCGAGCAACACGCTCGGCGGCGATCACCGGCTATACACCGGCGTGTTTCAGGTCAGCATCGTGACGCCGTCGGGCAAGTACCGCGGCGTGGGCGGCACGCTGGCCGACCAGATCGCCGCACTGTTCCCGCTGTACGAGCGAAATACGAAGAACGCGTTGACCGTGGTGACCATGACTCCAGTCGATCAGGGGCCAGGTATTCCCAACGACACGACCTACACAATTCCGGTTTCGTTCGCGTACCGCGCCGACACCAACTAATCCGCCCATTGGGCAAACCCAGAACCCGCCATCGAGCGGGTTTTGTCATTTCTGAAAAGAGGAAAAAACCATGGGCTACAAACTCCCGAACGGCGGTACCTTCCAGCACGCCGCGACCTATGCTGCTGCGCTGGCATTCACCGCGATCACCAACGCATCCGAGGCAGTGGCCACGGTCGTTGGCGCCACCTTGTCCGCCGGCGATATCGTTCTGCTCAGCTCTGGCTGGAGCAAGCTCGATAACAAGGTGGTGCGCGTGAAGGCGGCCACTGCAACTGCGATTACCCTGGAAGGGATCGACACCACCGACACCCAGATTTTCCCGGCCGGTGGTGGGGGTGGCAGCATGAAGAAAGTGTTGACCTGGGTGCAGATTCCGCAAGTCACCGATCTGGCCTTCTCCGGCGGTGAGCAGAACTACCTGGACGTGGTGTTCCTGGAGAATGATCAGGGCAAACAGATCCCGACCGACAAGTCCGCCGCCAGCATGGTGCTGACTATCGCCGATGACCCGGCCCAGGCTTTCAACGCAGTGTTGCTGGCGGCTGACGCTGGTAAGCAGGTGCAGGCTGCGCGCCTCAATCTGCCGGGCAATGACTCGCTGCTCTACGGGGCCTATACCTCGTTCTCCAAACAGCCTGCGGTTTCTCGCAACAATCTGCTGACCCGCACGGTAAACCTGGCGCTCCAGTCCGAGCCGACCCGCTACCTGACAGCAGTGGTGTAATCCATGGCTAAGTTCACGCTGATCCAGAACCCGACCTTCAAGGCCGACGTGATGATCCCGCGCGTCGGCGACGAACCAGTGAAGGTGGAGTTCGAGTTCAAGTATCTCGACCGAACTGCCCTGGCAGCTCTGTACGCTGAGTGGGGCGAGCGTCACAGGGAGCTGGGGCTGAAGGTCGAGGAGATGGACCTGAAAGAGTTCACCGCTGCCAAGATCGACTTGGAAGTCGACCAGATCAAGGCCGTGGTAGCTGACTGGGACATCAAGGAAAAGTTTACTGAGCAGAACATCCGCACCCTGGTCACCTCGATCGTTTCGGTTTCTGGTGCGGTGCTTGCTGCGTACTCCGAAGCCTTCAACCAGTCCCGCCTGGGAAACTCCTAAGCGCCGCGCGCGCCCTTTATGAGCAGGGGCCTTCCGCTGATGAGCTGAGGTCCTTTGGCTTCTTGGCGGGTGATTTGACTGGTCAGGACTGCGAGGTTTGGCCGGATAACTGGCCGGCCTTCACCGTCTTCGAGGCGATGAGCACTCAGTGGCGGGTGGGCGCGTGCGGCGCTACCGGCTTGGATTACGGCGTCCTGCCGAGCGTCATCCGAATGTGTGGCATGCCGGCGAATTCCAGGCAAAGCATTTTCAGTGACATCCGGCAGATGGAGGCTGAGGCCCTGGCCGTAATGGCTGAACAGAGAGACGACAAATGAGCACTACCTTCGCTTCGCTTGGCATTGAGGTTGAGTCATCCCAGGCAGTCAAGGCCGCTGATGATCTCGAAAAACTGGTCGATTCGGCAGTTGATGCCGAGAAGGCTATTGATGATCTCGGCAAGTCTGGCGAGGGCCTGGCCAACACAGGCAAGAAGATCAGCCAAGCGGAGACGGAGGCCGCTCATGGCATCGATAAGGCCACCACTGCAAAAGAGCGCCAGGTTGATGCGAACCGCAAGGCTGGTGCCAGTGCTGCCAGTGAAATCGCAATCATCAGTCAGCTCGACAAGGCGATGTCCGGCAACATCGGCAGCATTGAGCAGCTGATTCAGGCTGAAGGCCTCCTTGAGCGCGCTCGCAAGGGCGGTCTTGTCACCATCGAGCAGCAGGAGGCGTATCAGGATCGCCTTGGCAAGGCTTACGAGAAGATCGAGAAAGCCGAGGCCAAGGAAGCAGCTCAAAAGCAGCGGCTGATCGAGGCTGAAAACCGCCAGATCGAAGCGCTGAAGCGCACGGTCAACAGCATTGATCCGGTCACCGCGAAGTTGGCCAAGCTCGAGGCCCAGGAGAAGGCGCTGGAGGCTGCGCATAAGGCGGGTGTGATCGATGCGAACCGCTACAACGAGGCGCTAGCCAAGATCGGCAAGGACCGTTCCGCGCTTACGGCCACAGAGACGGCTTTCGACAAACTGAAGCTCGGTACCCGTCAGGCTCAGGAAAACGTTACCCAGCTGGGCAACGCTTTGGCCTCTGGCGACTTTGGTAGCGGCGCGCGGGCGATAGCGCAATTGGGGGTAGGGGCTGGGGCTTCGGCGAAGAGCATGGCCGCGCTGCTGCTTCCTGCGGGCGCTCTGGCCGGTGTGATCGGTGGCTTGGGCTATGCCTACTTCGATGCGATGAAGCAGGCGCGCGAGTTCAATGCTGCTATCAATGGCGGCTCGAACGATGCAGGCCAGACCATTGGCAGCCTCAAGTCCATGAGCGAGTCGGCAGGCGCGCTTACTGGCAACTTGTCAGGCGCGCGGGAGGCCGTCATTGCCCTGGCCTCTGGTGCGGCCACCAGCAGCACGCAAATGCAGAACCTAGCACAAGCTGCAGCAGCCATTGGCGAGGTGACAGGGAAGGGCGCAGGCGATATCGCGAAATCGCTTGCCAATGCTGGCGACACCGCTACGGAAGCCGCGTCGAAGATCAGCGATCAATATGGCCTGCTGACCTACGAGCAGTACCAGGTCATCAAGGCGATCGACGAGCAAGGAGATCATCAGCGCGCCCTGGACACCCTCAGTGAGAACCTGAACCAGTCGGCCCAGGAGCGCCTGAAGGCTTACCGGGCCTCCCTATCTGATATCGAACGTGACTGGGATGACATCAAGGTCGCGATCAAGGGGGCCTATGCCGCGGTCCGCTCAGAAGTCTTTCCTGATCTGGCCAAGCAGATCGAAATCACCCAGCGGATACTGGATACCCGGAAAGGCGGCGGCGTTGCTGGCGCGGTATCGAACGGGCTCAGCTCGCTCAACTCCTTTCTGGGGCTGGATGATGGCGAGAACGACGACTCGACACCGGCATTGGAGGCGAAACTGGCTTCGCTCAAGGCGCGCCAGGCTGCAAGTGAAGGGCTTACCGCTTCCACCGGTGAAGCAACTCATGCGAACAAGGAACTGATCGCGGTCCAGAAGGAACTGGACAAGCAGCTCGATAACTTGAACCCGCTGGCTAAGCGCCAAGAGGCCTACAAGAAGCTCGACGACCAATTCACCAAGCTTTACCAAAATGCCGAAAAGACAGGGCAAAAGTCGGCGACCCTTGATGGCGTGCAGTTCGATGGGAAGAGGTTCTCCGGCGGTGCCTACGACCAGTTGCGCAAGGCAATCGACGACCAGAACAAGGACTCGAAAGCACCCGCGGGCGCCGTCGACCTGACCAGCTTCAACAACTCGAAAAACGCCCTCACCGGCATCCTGTCCGAGTACAAGAACGCCCAGAAGGAGCTGGAAGCGGCGCAGAAGGCCGGCCTGGTCTCCCAGGCGGATTACCTGCTCAAGCGTCAGGCCATGATCGGCAACGAGCGTGACGAGGTCACCGCGGCTTACGAGGCGGAGATCTCGGCGCTCGAAGCGACCAAGGGCAAGGCCGGCACCTCGGTGGCCCAGCGCATCCAGCTGGACCAGAAGATTGCCGATGCGCGCGCAGCGATGGTCAAGGCGCAAAAGGATGCCGACTCGGAACTCGCTGTGCTGGCCTCGAACGAGGAGGGTAGGCTCAAGAAGCAGGCCCAGGCTGTCAGCACCTATACCGGAGCCCTGCAGCAGCAAGTCGACACTCTGCGCCGGCAGGGGCAGCGTGCGGCCGCCGGCGTTGGGCAGGGTGACCGGCAGCGCGGGCTGACCGACCAGCAGAACGGCATCGACGACCGCATCAACCAGCAGCGTCTGACCTTGGCTGACCAGTATGGCGATGGCTCGCGAGGCATGAGCCTCGACGAGTACAACCAGAAGCTGGCGGCCCTGGACAAGACTCAACGGGACCTGCAGGAAACGGCAATCGCCAACTACGACGAGATGACCGCTGCCCAGGGCAGTTGGAGCGCCGGCGCCTCGTCGGCGTGGCAGAACTACCTGGAGTCGGCTCGTGACGTCGCAGGCCAGACGAAAAGCTTGTTCACCAACGCCTTCAGCTCCATGGAAGACTCGGTCGTCAACTTCGCCATGACCGGGAAGTTCTCGTTTTCCGACTTCACCAAGTCGGTGCTGGCGGATATGGCACGGATTGCTACGCGCCAGGCGAGTTCTGCATTACTGGGCAGCCTAGTGGGGGCAGCAACCAACTACTTCGTAGGCAGCGGTACTGGTGCGACCTCGCCTGGCTCGACGCAGGCCGGTTATACCGGTGTCGATTTTTCCGGGTATAGAGCGGCCGGCGGTCCTGTCGCGCCCAACTCTCTGTACGAGGTCAACGAACTGGGACCGGAGCTGTACAACGAGGGCGGCCGGTCATTCCTGATGACCGGGGCGAATGGAGGCAGCGTTACGCCCCTGAGCTCTGGAGGCGGGGTTGGAATAGCGGCTATGAGTGGTAGCGGCGGGCCAAACATCCAGATCAACGCGCCGGTGAGCATCGTCACGCAGGACCGCAGCGGGGAGGGCATGCAGCTCGACCAGCAAACTCTTCAACAAAGCCTTCAAGCCCAGATGAAAGCAGTCGCTGAAAAGGCTGTGGCGGATTCGTGGCGCGCCGGCGGTACCAGTTTCAGGAACACAAACGGGAGGGCCTGATGGCAATCGAGACATTCACCTGGCCAACGCAGAACGGGGACGCACCCGAGATCACCTATCGGGTGCGAACCGCGCAGTTCGGTGACGGCTACAAGCAAACAGCCGGCGACGGGCCGAACAACAAGGAAGACTCCTACCCGGTCACCTACACCGGTTCGAAGGCTCGGGTGCTTGAGATCATGGCCTTCTACGATCGGCACGCCGGCGCGAAAGCCTTTCTCTGGACGACCCCGCTCGGTGAGCTAGGCCTGTTCACCTGCGTCAATCCCGTTCCCACCCCGGTCGGGGGCGGGGTCTTCAAGATCACGGCCACGTTCAACCGGGCCTTTCATCCATAAGGGGCAATCATGCCGCTGATCAGTGACATCCAGGCTCTTGAGCCTGGCAGTGAAGTGCTGCTCTTCGAATTGGACGGATCGGACTACGGGGCGGACGTGCTGCGCTTCCACGGGCACGCAATCCCGCACTCGCCCGAAGAGCTGCTGGCAGCAGGGCCAAACGCCGACCAACTGCCGGCCAAGGCGATCTGGTGGCAGGGCAACGAGTACGGCGCCTGGCCCATGCAGATCGACGGCATCGAAGCCAACGGCGATGGCACCGCGGTACGGCCCACGCTGTCGGTCGGCAACGTCAACGGTCGTATCACAGCTCTGTGCCTTGCCTTTGATGACCTGCTCGAATTCAAGCTGACCATGCGGCACACGCTGGGCAGCTACCTGGACGCGCAGAACTTCCCAGGCGGCAACCCAACGGCCGACCCCACCCAGGAAACGATCGAGGTCTGGTACATCGACCAGAAGACCAATGAGGACGGGGAAACGGTCAGCTGGGAGCTGGCCAGCCCGGGCGACGTTGGTGGCGAGTCCATCGGCCGGCAGGCGACCACGCTTTGCCACTGGTGCCTCACTGGCGGGTACCGCGGGCCGAACTGCGGTTACACCGGCGGCTATGTCGACAAGGACGGATTGCCCACGGACGACCCGGAAAAGGACGAGTGCGACGCCACCCTGGGCCGGGGATGCATTCCGCGCTTCGGCGAGGGCAACGAGCTGCCTTTCGGTGGTTTCCCTGCCGTTTCCATCATTGCCCGGAGCTGACCATGCGCAAACACATCCTGAGCGCGATCCAGGCACACGCGGCAGCCGAGTACCCGAAAGAGTGCTGCGGTCTGCTGCTGGCCGTCGGGCGCAAGCAGCAGTACTTCCCGTGCCGCAACATCTCCACTGAGCCGAACGAGGAGTTCCGGCTGGATCCGGAGGACTACGCCGCGGCCGAGGACCAGGGCGAGGTGATCGGCGTCGTGCATTCGCACCCAGACGCCACCAGCCGGCCGTCGTCGCGCGACCTGGCCATGTGCGAGGCCACAGCGCTGCCCTGGCACATCCTGAGCTGGCCCGAAGGGGATCTGCGCACCATTGCCCCGGCGGGCAACACGCCGCTGCTCAAGCGTCCATTCGTCCACGGCGCCTGGGACTGCTGGCAGGTCTGCGCGGACTGGTACAAGCGCGAGTGGGGGCTGGAGTTCGAAGCCTTCCAACGCGCTGATGGCTGGTGGGAAGACCCGGCCGGGCCGAGCCTCTACGAGCAGGCCTATGAAGCGGCGGGATTCGTGCAGGTCGACAAGCCGCAACGTGGCGACATGATCGTCATGTCCGTGGGGCACACGGCGCACCCGAACCACGCGGGGATTTACCTCGGCCCGGATCCGCAGTTGCCCGGGGAGGCCGCCGAGGTGTTCGGCCCTGGGCCTTTCCTGTTGCACCACCTGTATGGCCGGCCAAGCGAAATCATCGTTTTCGGCGGGCCCTGGCTCGATCGAACGCGCCTGATCCTCAGGCACAAAGACGCACAACCAACCAGATGATGCGGCAGGGCCGCGGGAGAAGGATATGAAGCAAATTAAAGATGCTGGAAGCACAAGCGATGCCGCCCAGGAGAATGGGCGGACCGATGTTTCCACGCAGAAATTGGCGGGCCGCTGGCAAGTCATTATGAGGAAATGCGAGCGCAGCGGCCTGCTTTACGCTGCTGGGGTGGTCAGCTAACCCCAGCTATCAGGCTGTCAACATATTGGTCATGCAGACCTTTATCGATACCGCTGTAACTGCGAGCCTTCAGATCGGATAGATCATGGATCAGAGCATCTGCTATGGCCGGATTACCTTGGGTAATACGCCGGCTAACAGTTGCGATGGCATTCTGGTTAAAAAGGATCAGGGTCTTAACAACGACTTCAAGCTCATGTAGGCGTTGCTCGGCTGTTTTAGCTTCACTCATTTCACTTTCCTTGCGTTATCCGCGCCGAAATTGGCGCAATCCCAGTCCTTGGGCTTGCAGGCAAAGGACTGGGGAATCCTTTAGCCTTTGGTTTGAGTCTTGACGATGAGCTGCCAAAGCACTTCAGCCTTCTGGTCGGCATGCTGGTGCCGGTTCTGAGGAGGGAATTTATCGCCCTTGTTAGAGGTGATCTCATCACCGCATCCGATGCAGCGATATATGCCGGAAGCGGGTACTGTTGCACTGATTCCGTAGGCCTTGCTCCATTCCTCTGCGCCGCCTAGGAGCGTGTTGTGGATTTGATTGATGTGCAGCGCTGTTTGAGAAGTTACTTGTGCCATCTTCACTCCTTCGTGTGGCAGTGTTGGAAGCTCAACGCTACTACGGCGCTTGGGAAGCTAGTTACTGTCTTTCCATCCACCCTGGATGCCCGGACAGGGCATATTTCTTTCTCTTGAATCATCGTCCTGATAATGCCTTGAGGACCCCGAGTCCTGTCAAAACAAGTTACTGGAAAAAAGCCTCAGTCAAGCTAGGTTTCAATTAGCAGTAACGTAGGAAACAAGCCTATCTGAAACGAAAGGCGGCTTGGAGGGCATTCGAAATGTCGAGGCAAGACGAGAATACAGGTTGGGGTAAGCTGACAAAAATAGCAGTAGGGCTGACAGGTGTATTGGTTGTACTCCCAGCCTTGATTAATTCGGCAAAGGATGTGTACGGCGCTATCCACCAACTCCCTAGGACTGAGGCTGAGAGGTTGAATGTAGAGTTTTTTAAAAAATACTGGGGTAAGAAACCACTTGGGGAGCTTCCTCTAGTAATAAGTAGGGATGGATCTAGCTACAAATTTAGCGTTACTGTTTATGAAGAGGGAGACCTAAGCGTACAGTATGGAAATAAGATTCAGTGGTTCGCTTTTCCGGGGCAGTCAGCAACCCTTTCAGATGCTGGTTTCTTGATATCTTCCACTTACGCTGATGGGAGTAGATACCGTTCTTTTGATGGTGAACTTGAAAGGATTCAGCAGTTTGACAGCATCCAAGGAAGTAACGCAGTTCGTGAAAACGTTTATAGGAATGGGGTAAGAGAACGGCAGGTGATTGATATTCGAACTGGGGTTGTCGTTGATCAGACTTTTAAGGAGTCGGCTGTTCCTGGAACCGATGATACAGCTTATAAAATGCCTCCGTCTCTCACGATTGATTTGAATGCACCCGATCCAAAATTTGAACTTCTTCGATAGGCCGCGATTTGGCCTCCAAAAGCCCAACTCAGCGCTGGGCTTTTTCGTTTCTCAGATTCGTACAGACAGCCACGGTGTTTATTTTAGTTCCAGAATAGATTGTTATTGGTTGCTGCATATTGTTCTTAATCTGCAAACACATCTGGTTGTTTCCTCCAGTCACTCCAGCTAGTAGTGAAGTCATCTGGGAACCGTCTTAAAAAACGTTTTTCACCTGATGCTTTGAGATGTGCATTGTTATCCCACGAGTTTTTCCCAAAAAGACGCACAGCCTGATAGATCGCATCTACGGTCCTAGCATCTACTCTGGAGTCCTCCATCGCAAATTTAAGAATTTGATCAGCCTCTTCGCGAGGGCGTGTTTGTGTCCAATACAGATAGTCGTGAACGACAGCTGCATAGGCATATCTACCTTCTGGTCTGAGAGCTTGCCAAAATAAACGAGGAATACTTGTCAAGTCTGTGACGAACCCTTCCGGTACGTTAACCCTTTGCAGCGTCTGACCTGCGTTGGGTTCCCAGGAAATGCTTCCACCATCAACCCAATAGTAATCCCAATCCCCAAATGGTTTTAGACTAGTGATTATCATTAGAGGACTTACGCCCTCTTTGTACATTTTTTCCAATTGTTGGCTTATTCTGTCTGATTGTTCTTTCATCGCATCCCGTACGAAGGCTTTTCGCTCCGCTTGCTCCTCTTTAATTGTTCTTTCGGCACTGTTTGCAGGGGGAGATAGTGAAAGAAATGAGCAGAACATCAGGGCGAAAATACTAGATCTATTAATGCGGTGGCTCATTTCGTAGTTTGATGACCACATGATATTTATCTCCGTAAGGGGGCGGTTTTTCTATGGTATAGATCAGAGATTGGCTTATTGCCACTACGGGTCTGTATCTAAGGGTAGCAGGGTGCTATTGGTCGATCGCTAACGCTATGGCACTGAGAGTCTGCGCAACTAAGATCAATCCATGCAAAGGATTGATCGTCATTGGGGACGATGTTTTTTTACTGGCTGGCATAACAAAGCCTCTGATGTGGAGCGTTCGTGTTGCTTCCTCGTTGGTGATAAAGTCTCGTGATATCTAAATGAGGGAACGAAATGAAATTGTTCATAGGGGCTTTGGCGGTGATGCTGTTGGCGGGGTGCGCATCTTCCGCCATTCCAGTTAACCAGGCGGAGCCGGTGCCGCGCGATGAGCTTTACGCATTTCAGGCTAAGCCAGCAGGAGAAAGCGGCAAGGTCACCGTTGTCAGAGACTCGGGGGCGGTTGGATCTGGCTGTGACATCGTGGTGTATGTTGACGGCCGAAAGGCTGCGAAAATCGGAACCGGTCAGCGTGCCTCGTTCTATCTGCCACCCGGCAACCCAAGCATTGGCGCAGGCCTAGCTGGCTCAGGGTTGTGTGGCGGGGCGGCAATTCGAACAATTTCCGCGAATGTGCAGAGCGGGAAAGAGAGCCTTTACAGAATCAGTGGGGACATGGGTGGTTTTTACATCGGCCCGTATGTCGATTACCAATAAGTGAAATCCCAATGGCCGCCTTCGGGCGGCTTTTTTACGCCTGGAGGAAAGCATGCTGGCAACCGCCGCGCATTATCAGCCGATGACCACGATCAAGCTGTCTGGATCGCTTGCCGCAAAATTTGGCCGAGTTCATCGGCGTCTGCTCGACTCTGGGCAGGCTTGGGAGGCTTTCAAGGCTCTGAAAACCACGCTCAATGGCTTCAAGGAAGAAATTGAGCGCCTTGATCGATTAGGTATGCGATTCGCCATATTTCGTAATGGGAAAAACGTTGGCGAAGAAGAGTTTGGCCTGGGAGGCGCTTCCGAAATTCGAATTATTCCGGTGATCCATGGAAGTAAACGAGGCGGACTCATCCAGACCATCGTCGGCGCCGTATTGATTGTGGCCGGTACGTTCCTTTCGGCCACACCATTCGGCGCCCCCATGATCGGTGCAGGCATTGGACTTGTCGCCGGCGGAGTGATCCAGATGCTCAGCCCCCAGGCCTCTGGCCTCAAGCAAAGCGCATCCCCTGAGAACGCGCCGTCCTATGCCTTCGGTAGCGCCAAGAACACCACCGCCAGCGGCAACCCCGTCCCGATCTGCATCGGTGAGCGCCGATGGGGCGGGATGATCATTTCTGCATCGATCTACGCCGAAGACAAAACGTAACCAGAACAATGCACACAGGCCGCCCATGAGGCGGTTTTTTTATGCCTGGAGGAAAGCATGGGTGCAGCAGTACAGATCGAGATCCGCGGCGAGAAGGGTGGTAGCAGCAAGCCAAAGTCGCCCACCGAGGCCAACGACAGCCTGCGCTCGACCAACTTGGCCAAGATGCTGATCGCCGTGGGCGAGGGGGAGTTCGACAGCGCGCCGACCGACTACGACATCTACCTGGACAACACGCCGATCAAGGACGCGAGCGGGAACATCAACTTCCCGAACGTGAAGTGGGACTGGCGCTCGGGCTCTGTCGATCAGTCGTACATCCCGGGTATCCCCTCGGTCGAAAACGAGACCACCCTGAACATCGAGCTGCGCAGCGATACCCCATGGGTGCGCTCGATCACCAACACCCAGCTGTCGGCCGCGCGCGTTCGGTTCGCCTGGCCGGCCCTGCAGCGTCAGGACGATGAAGGCAATGTCGGCGGCTACCGAATCGAATACGCGATTGACGTGGCCACCGATGGCGGCGCCTATCAGCAGGTGCTGCTCGAGGCGGTGGACGGCAAGACCACCACCCGCTACGAGCGGTCCCGCCGTGTAGACCTGCCACCGGCCACCAGTGGCTGGTTGATTCGCGTGCGCCGGTTGACGCCCAACCAGAACAGCAACAAGGTCGCCGACACCATGCTGATCGCTGGCCTGACCGAGGTGATCGACGCGAAACTGTGGTACCCAAATACCGCGCTGCTGTACATCGAGTTCGATGCCGAGCAGTTCACCAACATCCCGGCTGTCACCGTGAAGTGCAAGGCACGCAAGTGGCAGGTCCCGAGTAACTACGACCCCGTGACCCGTACCTACACCGGGACCTGGGACGGCACCATGAAGCAGGCCTGGACCAACAACCCGGCCTGGATCACCTACGGGATTTGCACCGAGGACCGCTTCGGCCTGGGCAAGCGCATCAAGCCGTACATGGTCGATAAGTGGGAGCTGTACCGGATCTCGCAGTATTGCGACCAACTGGTGCCGGATGGCCTGGGCGGACAGGAGCCGCGATTTCTCTGCGACATGAACCTGCAGGGTAAGGCCGATGCCTGGTCGCTGCTGCGCGATATCGCCGGCATCTACCGAGGCATGACCTATTGGGCCCAGGGCCAGCTGGTGATGCAAGCCGACATGCCGCGCGCCCAGGACTACGACTATGTCTTCACCCGGGCCAACGTCGTCGACGGGAAGTTCTCCTACGGCAGTGCCTCGGCCAAGACCCGGTACACCCGGGCCCTGGTCAGCTACGACAACCCGGCGAACAACTACGACACCGACGTCATTCCGTTTGCCGATCTGGAGCTGCAGCGCCGATTCGGCGACAAACCCACCGAGCTGACGGCCATTGGCTGTACCCGTGCTTCCGAGGCTCAGCGCCGCGGTAAGTGGGCGATCCTGAGCAACAACCAGGACCGGACCATTAGCTTCAAGACCGGTATGGAAGGCGTGATTCCGTTGCCTGGGCACATCATCCCGGTGGCTGACTCGCTGCTGGCTGGTCGGCAGATTGGCGGCCGTATCTCGGCAGTGGCCGGGCGCGTGGTGACGCTCGACCGCGACACCCAGGCCAAGGCCGGCGATCGCCTGATCATCAACCTGCCGGGCGGGCGCGCCGAAGGCCGGACCGTGCAAAGCGTCACCGGGCGCGCTGTCACCGTGACCACGGCCTACAGCGAGCCGCCGCTGCCTCAGTTGCAGTGGGCGCTGGATGCCGACGATCTGGCCATCCCGCTGTATCGGGTACTGAGCACCAAGCGCACCGCCGAGGGCGATTTTGAAATCTCCGCGCTGCAGTACGAACCCGGGAAGTTCGCTTTCATCGACACCGGCGCCCGCCTGGAGGAGCGGCCGATCAGCGTTATCCCGATCACCGTCGTTCCGCCGCCGGCGAGCGTGACCCTGACTTCAAACTACGCGGTAGACCAGGGCATTGCCGTCAGCACCATGAACATTTCGTGGCCCGCGGTGAACGGCGCTGTGGCCTACGACGTGGAATGGCGCAAGGACAGCGGGAACTGGGTCAAGGTACAGCGCACTGGCGCGACCAGCGTCGACGTGACCGGGATCTATGCCGGTGCCTACCTGGCCCGGGTGCGGGCGGTGAGCGCCTTCGACATTTCGTCGATCTGGAAGGCGTCGAGCCTGACCCAGCTCAACGGCAAGGAAGGCCAGCCGCCGGCGGTGTCGTTCCTGACCACCACCAGCGAGCTATTTGGGATCAGCATCAATTGGGGGTTCCCGGCCGGTGCCGAGGACACTCAACGGACCGAGATCTGGTATGGGCCGGCGAACGACCTGGGCGCCGCCACCAAGCTCGCCGATCTGGCGTATCCGCAGGCGGACTATCGCATGCAGAGCTTGCTGGCCGGCGCAACCTTCTTCTTCTGGGCGCGCCTAGTGGACCGGACCGGCAATATCGGCCCGTTCTATCCGGTGGTCAATGGGGTGCTGGGCCAGGCCAGTTCGGAGGCTGGACCGATCCTCGACATGCTCGCGGGCAAGATCAGCCGAACAGAGCTGGGGCAGGACCTGATCGCGGAGATTGACGGCCTGCAGGACCAGATCGACGCCCTGGACAACATCCTGCTGTACGACGCCGAGAAGACCTACATCAAGGACGACATAGTCCAGCAGGGGCAGCGGTTGTACCAAGCCATCCAGGCGGTACCGGTGAACACTCCACCGCCGAACCCAGCCTACTGGCTGGACGTAGGCCAGTCGATTGAGACGGCCAATGGCCTGGCGCAGCAGGTGGCGACCAACACCGCCGATATCACCGAACTGGACGGGGTGGTAACGGCTCAGGCGGCCTCGACCAACACACTCAGGGCTTCCTGGCGGGAGGACGATGGGGCTGGCGATTTGGCTGACGCCATTAAGGGCTGGAACAACACCGCGGCGATCGTCACAGAGGAGAAAGTCAGGGCGTCGGAGATCGAGGCCGAGGCCACGCAGAGGATTCAGCTGCAGGCGACCGTTGGTGAAAACACCTCGGCAATTCAGCAGACATCGTCGGCCCTGGCCAACACCAACGGCCAGCTCTCGACGCTCTGGTCGGTGAAGATGGAGACCACCGCCGGCGGCCAGAAGTATGCGGCATCGTTTGGCATGGGCCTGCAGGTTGATCCGTCTGGAGTGTCGTCGCAGTTCGTTGTGCGGGCTGACACCTTTATGTTGCTGAACCTGGCCAACGGTACGCCTGTGTCGCCGTTCGCAGTGACCGGCGGGCAGACGTTCATCAAGTCGACGTTCATCGAGGACGGAACGATCACCAACGCCAAGATCGGCAACTACATCCAGTCGAACAACTACGTCGCAGGCAGCGTCGGATGGCGGCTGTGGTTTGACGGGACGTTCGAGATCAACAGCCCATTTGGAGGAGGGGCCCGCCAGGTTATCAATAACGCGGGTGGGAAGGTCTTCGATGAAAACGGCGTCAAACGCTACCAGTGGGGAGACCTATCCGCATGAGCTACGGCATACGAATCTGGGGGCCTAATGGTGAGGTCCAAGTAGACGAAAATACTTTCACCATGCGAGTTGTGTATAGCGCGTTGGTGACAGGGAATAATTTGACTATCCCGCAAACAATAGCTGTGCCTGGTATCACACCACAGAATGGCGCCGCTTTTGTTGTTCCTGTGGGTGCTTACAGTACAGTAAATGACAAGCAGCTTGAGACTGAAGTTGTTGTTGATGCTGTTCGTGTATATAGCTTTATAAGGGGTAGGGAGCAGTACAGTAATACTACTGGCATTACAATGAGGCTTATAGTGATAAGGTTTTATTGATGGCTTATGGAATGCAATACTCTAACGGCAGTAATATCGTAACCATCGACTCAGAATTTACGCGGCTGGTAGTTCTTGCAAAGGGCAACTACCAGCCAACAGAAGAGTCTGGTCTTGGATCAACAACTCAGTTTCCATCAGTAATTACAAGCCAAGAGCCACCTTTGGTTTTTGTTCGTCCTGCTGGGACTTCCGGTATTGCTGGTCTTTGCCGGATGCGGGTAAACGGATCTCCTGGCGCTTGGACTGGATTTTATGTTCGGGCTTATAATGTAAATACGCTACAGCCGAATGGCACATATTTTGTATGCGGCTTTGCTGCCACAGCTGTAGCAAAATATGGTGTTCGGTTGTGGGATGGGAATTCAAAGTTAATATTTGACTCAGATACACCATTTGCCCTGTTTACTCGATCTTTTCAGAACTGGAGCTATGTGAAAACAGATTATGAAAGCCAAGGGATTCCAAGAAATTACTATCGCGTTAATTTCAATTTTCCGGCTGGCGAACACATGCTGATAAATACATTCGGTATGCCAATGTTGAATGACGGCGTGCAAAATAGGCAGCTGTACTGCTGGTGGGATTTCTCCGGTGGTAATCTATATGCATTAACCATCGGGCTTGGTAATCCATTCGCGTTTTTCTTGCCTGCGGTATTCGCCAAACTGAACACCTGACAACCATCTCAATATCCAGCCGGCCATGAGCCGGCTTTTCATTGCCCGACAAAAGGATAAACCCATGCCCTGGTATAAAACGGGAACGGTGCGCGTTACCCAAAACTCCAACGCGGTGATCGGTACCAACACTGCATTTATCGCGAACAGCCGCGTCGGGGATGCATTTCTCGGTCCTGATGGGCGATGGTATGAGGTCACGAACATTGCCAGTGACACGGCAATATCGATTTCGCCGAACTATCAAGGTGCGACCAACGCTTCCGGCAACTATGCGTTGGTGCCAATACAGGGTTACCAGAAAACTCTCGCGGATGAAGTCCGCGCATGGGTGAGCGCCTATGGCGCGAAGATGGCTGCCCTCGGCACCACTGGTAACTACGACATCCTTCCGATAGCGAAGGGCGGGACCGGTGGATCGAACCAGGTAGACGCCCGGTCCGGTCTCGGACTGGGCAATTCAGCTGTTGCGAATATCGGTTATGAGACTGGTAACGTTGCCGAGGCTTATGCGACGGGGCGGACAAAAACTAGCGTCGTTCAAAGCTGGTACACGAATGCCGTGCATGGGCTTGATCCAAATCTTTATCCGCCAGGATCGGCAGGCATGCCGACTGGCGGTACTGGGTATTGGTATAAGCAGATTTTCCGCCACTCTGATAGCTCCAACAGACTGACTGTCGCGTGGCCCTACGGGCTTGCCGGAGCCTCTGGCACAGTGAAGTTTCAGTCGATCTATGACGGCGCCGTAACACCCTGGATCGAGCTGTACCACACCGGAAACACTACCCGCGGCTCGGGCGGTGTGCTGTCGGCTGCATCGCCGATCCTGCGCATCGCCAATGTCGCCGACAGTCAGCGCCGGGACCTCGATGAGCAGACCTTCGAGCCAGCCGGCGAGTGGGGCATGGCAAACAGCGAGGCCCGCGGCGTGAGCGTTGAACGCCTTAGCGTTGGTGAGTACCGCGTGACTGGAAGCCTGGGCCTGGCACTGGAAGGCTGGCGCACGCAAGACCCTTGTTCCCCCGATGGCGGCGGCACGCTCGGAATCACCGAGACCGAGCAGGACTCCGACGGCACGGTGGTCGTCCGGCTGTTCAAGCAGCGCTGGACCCTGTCCGAAGACGGCGAAATGATCCCTGGCCGCGGGGCACCACTGGACGTGCCGCTCAATAGCTGGATCGACGTGCGTCTGGAAATGCCCGCCGTAGAGCAGCCCCCGCAACAGTTCGCCGAAACCGAATAACAGCCCGCCACTGAGCGGGCTTTTTCTTGCCTGGAGAAAAGTCATGACTGCAACAGAGAAAGACCGCGACATCCTCGCGCGCACGCTGTGGGGCGAGGCCCGCGGCGAAGGCCTGGCCAGCCAGATTGCCGTGGCCTGGACGATCCGCAATCGGGTGAACGACGGGAAGGCCAAGTCCTGGTGGGGGGAGGGCTATGCCGGCGTGTGCCAGGCGCCGTACCAGTTCAGCTGCTGGAACAAGAACGACCCGAACTATCCGTTCCTGAGCGGCGCCAAGCCGATCCCGGCCGGGCAGTTCGCCCAGGCCCAGCGCGCTGCTGATCAGGTGATCGCTGGCGCGGCACCAGATCCCACCGGCGGCGCCACGCACTACTACGCAACCACCATGCTCAAGGCCCCGGCCTGGGCGGCGAAGGCCAAGCAAACGGTACGCATCGGGCGACACGTATTCTTCAAGGACGTGCCGTGATGACGCCGGTGCAGAGGCTGCTCGGCATGCTGGTGCTGGCTGGCCTGCTGATCGCCGTCGGCGCTGCCTCAGCGTGGAAGGTGCAGGACTGGCGCTACGGCCGGCAACTGGCGGAACAGACCAGGCAACACGGCGAAACCCTGAACCAGCTGAACCTGGCGGCCGCCGCCCAGCAGCGCGCCGAGCAGGACAAACACCTGGCCCTGGAGCAGCAGCTGCAAGCCAGTGAGCAAACCCATTATCGAGCCCTGAATGATGCCCAACGTGATCAAGGTCGCCTGCGCGACCGTCTTGCCACTGCTGATCTGCGCCTGTCAGTCCTCCTCGACGTCCAGGACAGCGCCGCCGGCTGCGCAGTGCCTGCCACCGCCGCCACCGGCGGCCTGGTTCATGGAGCCCCGCGAGCCCGACTTGACCCGGCGCATGCTCAACGAATTGTCGGAATCACCGACGCCGGCGACCAGGGATTGATCGCGCTTCAGGCGTGCCAGGCTTATGTGAGGGCGCTGACCCGTTAAGGATCAGCCATTGTTCACGAATCCACCGCTATGGATCTCGCCGATAGGGTCGATCAAGTGTGCCCCCTGGTTCTTTGTGTTGCCCGCGGCGCGGTCGACCTTGAACCACTCGAATGCTTCGGACGGTTCGCCCTGGTGCATCAGCATCAGTTCCGCCCGCTCCTTGGGTGTCGCCGGATCCATCCATTCCCGGGCCAGTTCAGGGGCGAGCACTACCGGCCGCCGGTCGTGAATATCGACCATGCCGCCGGCAGAGTCCGCGGTAATGATCACGAAGCCGTCGTGCTCCCGAGGGGGCTCGTCAGCATGCGGCCAATGGCCAATCGACGCGCACAGACTGGGCAAGCCATCACGTCGCCGGATGTAGTAGGGTTGCTTCCCGGCTTCCTCCACAAGCCATTCAAACCAACCGTCTATGGGCGTGATCGCTCGATTGGGCCAGGCGGCACGGTAATAGGGGTTGCGCGCGACCTTTTCTGCGCGGGCATTGGGTTCGGCTCGATTGGTGGCCCAATGCGGCTTCCAAGACCACTTGAGCAGGTCGGCATGTAGCACGCCATTTTCCAGGTGGAGCAGGGCGACATTTGTCGTCGGCGCCACGTTGTACCGCTCCAGAGGTTGATCGCCGGCGTTGTTGACCAGCGCACCCGGCATGCTGAGCACGGCCACAAAGTCGTGAATGCCGTGGTACTGCGCGATACGTCCGCACATGCTCGCCTCCGAAGTGATGGTCCACTTCATTCAACGTAGACCAACGGGAGGGCCACTCGTCAGCGCCCGATTGATGGTCGGGGCGCTGTGGGTAATATGCTGTTGTTTTATACAGTATTGAGGCTTGCGATGTACTTCAAGATTGTCCCGATGAGAGATCGAGGGATAGCGAGATCCTGGGAGGTGATAGGCAGGGATAGACCGATCCGTGGCGATGTGAATATCAGTCAGGAGATGTGCAAGGTCATGAACCGTGATAGCAACATAGCGAGGATCAGGCCGGCCATGCCGCTCGATCCTGAGTTGCTTCCGCCGTTGATTGATGCGTTTTTGTCCGGGATGGCAACCAACGCTTTCACGCTGAGTGGTATCGAAGAGGTCGACGGTCGCCTGTATGCGCAGTCGTGGTACTGCAGGCCAGATTAGGGAGTTGTGTTCGGTCGGCAGAACGCCGGAGGAGGGGGGAGTTTGGTTGTCGGAGCCACGTTGGCACCTCTCCGCCTATCGAAATCCTCTACAGAAAAATTGACCGCAAGCTGGGAGCGCATTCAATTAGTTCATGGAGGGCTGCACCCTTGGTTGGTCGGTGTGTGTTCGCGACTAGCACTGTGGATCAAGACCAGCCCTTCTTCATTTTTCGCTGTTAGTTCAGATGCTTAGAATCTAAGGGGTACTTACATATAGATCAGTTATCTTGTTGTTGAAATAAAATATTATTTATTATGAGGAAAAAGCCTTATTGCTGTTCGCAATAAGTAGGTGAGTGAATTGCTCTTTCAAAAGGATGGTTGTAGATATTGACAGGGTGGGATGATCAAACTTTAATAGTTTGGCGTATCCGCGGGTTGGATTCGCTTAATAGGGAGGAGTTCTTTTTCAGAACTTCAATTCATATGAGAATAAGGAAGTTAAAAAATGACTAAATTAGGTGAAAAATTACCTCATCTAGAGCAAGACCCAGCTAAAATCTTCACCATCTTCGATCAGAGTGGTATCTCGATAGACTTGACTCTGCCCGGTGCATTGTCGCTCAGCAAGGGTGGGAATAGCCAGTACACAGCTACTTTAACATTGAAAAATGATACGAAATTTACAGTCACTTCGGCGCAGTTCAAAGTGACACTCAATAACGTGTACGATAATAATAAGTCTCTGCTGCTCGCGAATGTGGGATGGAAGGGCTCAGAGGTTCTGCCCCAAGCAGTACAGGAAATGAGCTTCATTCTTGATGCAGCTGTTTTGGCTAATGGTTCGGGCAGCTGTTCACCTAAAGTTACCGGATTCTCTAACGTTCAGTGGCTTGCCACGATGAACAACGGCCTGGGCACGGAAAACTTCACAACAAGCCTGACATCTGTCCAGCTTACCTCCGACCCTGATACGGAAAATGGGCCGACTTTAGTTGTTCTCTAG